AGCAAAAAAGCTCTTTATATCGAAAAGAACCGTAGATGAAACAATAGTCGAATTAAAAAGAAGATACCAATGCAGAACAGTAGCTAAACTTATTTACGAACTAGTGAGATCAGGCATAATATCAATAGAAATAAATGTAACAAATTACATGAATGCATCAGAAGAGGCGGCGTAACTTTATATTACCGCATTTCTTTATACTTGTACCACCCCATAAAGAGATAAAAGCGGTCCACCAAGTAAACATGAACGCCACCGCCTTAGGGTCACACCAACCCGAACAGCCTACACTTAAAGTAGCCTATACAGACAGTGATGTACAAAGCTATATAGCCAGAGTAGAACAGTCGTTTCGTTTACCAGAAGGCACACTATCCAAAAGATACGATACCGGCAAACCTTACCGGATCTATAGCGGATTATCCCTTTCTGACATCAGAATAGCGATAGTGCTTCACTTGTTGGATCGAACATTTTTAAATACAGCGACATTGGGGCGGGCTATTGGATTGTCTCAGCAAGCAATATGGTTATCTCAAAGAAACGGCAAGAAATATATTGAAATTGGGGATGGTAAATTTCTATACTACCATGAGGCTATTAAAATAATTCCGATCACAAGTAACTAACAAGTAACTTATAAGGTTACAAGTGTATATCCCTGTTATCCTATGTTAACTTTATAGCTTATAAACGCCTTTACAGCATAAATAGCTGTCAGGCTCCGCAAATGACCACCACATTTACTCACACATTGGCGCAAACTAATTGCCTGACATTAACTCCATTTTGTCAGGCTTGGTCATTTAATCAGTTACCTAAACATTCTCAATGCCGTTGACCGATAAGCAAATACGATTCTGTGAAGAGTATCTTATAGACCTGAATGCGACGCAGGCGGCTATAAGGTCTGGATATAGTGAAAAGACAGCAGGTCAAATCGGTGAGCAAAACTTGAAAAAACTTGAAATCCAAAGTAAGATATCTGAACTCCAGAAAGCGCGATCTCAAAGGACTGAAATAACAGCAGATAGGGTTTTAATGGAGCTAGCCGCTATTGGGTTTGCTAATATTTCAGATTATGTAGAGGTTGCAGAGCAGGACGTAAAAGTGGATACCGAAGACGGTAAGCAATCTACTATTAAAGTAAAAGGCGTTGACGTATTTAAGACAAAAGACGTAGGTAGGGATAAAATGAGGGCAGTTGCAGAGATAAGGCAGACAAGGGACGGTATTTCTTTAAAAATGCACGACAAGGTTAAAGCTCTTGAGGATATGGGTAAGCATTTAGGAATATTTGAAGAGGATAATAAACAGAAAGCACCTGTCATCAACTGGAATGAAGTATTAACAGTAAAAGATGGTTCTAAGTGAGAAGCAATCAACAGCCCTGCTACTGCTTCAGGATCAGAAAACAACTGAGGTAATCTTTGGAGGTGGGGCCGGAGGAGGTAAGTCAATACTTGGTTGCTACTGGATATTAAAAAGCTCTTTGAAGTACCCCGGCACTCGTTATGTGATCGGGCGATCATCGCTAAAGACACTTAAAGAAACCACGCTTAATTCATTCTTTTTTGTCTGCAATATCCAAGGAATAAAGCCAGGAGTGCATTTTAAATATAATGAGGTACGCTCTATTATATCATTTAACAATGGCTCTGAAATCCTTTTAAAAGACCTTGGTTATTATCCTTCAGATCCAAACTTTGATGAATTGGGCTCTTTGGAAATAACCGGCGCATTTGTAGATGAGTGCAACCAGATTATTGAAAAAGCATGGCTCGTTTTAAAATCCCGTATCCGTTACCGTCTCGATGAATATGGCCTTGTACCTAAAGTGCTTGGAACATGCAACCCGGCTAAAAATTGGGTTTATATGCAGTTCTACGGACCCGCAACCCGAAAAGAGTTAGCACCTCACAGGGCTTTTATCCAATCCCTTATTGATGACAACCCAGAAATATCCAAACACTATAGAGAAAACCTGTTAACCCTTGATAGAGCCTCAAAAGAAAGGCTTTTATATGGTAACTGGAATTATGACGATGATCCGACAGCTCTTTGTGATTATGACGCTATACTGGATTTATTCACCAATGACCATGTGTCGGAAGATTCAGACCACTATATCAGCGCCGACCTTGCAATGAAGGGAAGAGACAGGTTTATTACGGGATCATGGAAAGGGTTAGTATGTAGAATCGCTATAGATCAAACACTGTCCAGCGGTAAAAGCATAGAAACAGACCTTAAAAACCTGATGATTAAAGACCGTGTTTCTCATTCGAGGACAATTGTAGATAGTGATGGGATGGGTTCGTACCTGGAAAGCTACCTGACAGGTATAAAAGAGTTTCATGGAGGAGGCAGAGCGGTTGATGATACAGAATACGCCAATATTAAGTCCGAGTGTGCTTATAAACTGGCGGAACTGGTAAATAAGAGGCTAATGAAGATCATCTGCACACCGGAGCAAAAACAAAGAATTATTGAGGAATTAGGGGTCTTGAAGTCTGATAGCATAGATGCAGACGAAAAAAAGAAGCGGATCATTAAAAAAGAACTAATGAAAGAACTTTTAAACCGCTCTCCTGACTACTTAGATATGCTGATTATGAGAATGTACTTCATCGTAGCAAAAAGCAAATTATTCGCTTACTCCGTATAAAAAATCCTATAAAAACTAATTAAACAAAAAATGGGCAAGTATCAAATAGAGCAAATCAAAAACATTGTCATCCAGAACCCAAACAAGGGGCTTATAGATGCCGGTAAAAAGCAGGCAGATAAACTCATGCTGCACCTTCATGGTGTGGGCATGGACGGTGCTTTGAACCGGTTTGACTATTTTGAAAATCCTGACCTGTACGCGGAAAGAAAAAAATATACCATATCCAATAAAGACCTGTTTGGCCGTCTCTTACAACAGGAAGACATGATCTTTACGGCTAATGGCGGATGCTCTTATTTCGGACTGCCTGATGCTGAAGAAGCAAAAATGAACGCCCTGCTTAGTGATGTGCGCTACGAAATGCCGCTAAGAAAATGGATGCGAAACTTTGCCCTGCAAGCCTATAGAGCCGATCCTATGGGCATTATCTTTATGGAGGTAGAAACACTCACCCTTGTAGATGATCAGCCCGTAAACACGCCAAAAACCTATCCTACCTATAAATCTATATACTCCATCTATGACTACCAACCCAACGGCAGGAAATTAGAATATGTCTGTTTCCGTTTAACCGTAGGCGAGGCAAAGAGTTTCGGTGTGCAGGACGTAAAGCTAAGAGACAGGGATAATAGCGATTTGTCCGATTATTACCGTTTTGTAGACGATGAAAAAGACGTTGTTGTCTTTAGAGAAGGGGAGAACGTGACGGAAGCGGCCAACATGCAGCAAAACCCGGTAGAAAACCCGTGGAAGAAATGCCCGGCTTTTGTGTTGTCTGACCTTGTTCAGTTCAACAATCCTAATCTTTTCGTTTCTCCGCTTGATTTAGTAGTAGAGTTGTCTGATTGTTTCCTGAACGATAGAAGCGTAAGGGATCTTCAAAAGAAGTATCACGGCTTTTCCAAGGCTGTAGAACCTTTAGTGCAGTGCGCGACCTGTGAAGGGCATGGAATGCTCGGCGGTGATCCTTGCCCCGATTGTACACCGGCAGGATACAAGAAAGGAACCGGGAAGAAACTAAAAACAAAGGTTTCAGACGTTATCAAGTTCCCGCTTGAAATGTTCTCTGAAGGATCAGGATTTGATTTTCATAAAGTATTTGGCTATGTGACCCCTGATATTGAAGGATGGAATAAACAAGACCTTTCTTTATCAGAACTGGAAGACACGATTCATAGAACTTATTGGGGGACATCAAACCAGACTGCCCAACAAACCCAAAAAACACAGAACGGAGAGCAAAGAACCGCTACGGAAGTTAGTTTGAATAACGCCCCAAGGGAAGCAAGACTAAACATGACCGCTGATTGGGCAGAATCCACAGAGGCGCTAATAGCTGATTTTATCGGGCAATTCTGGTTTGATGGGTTT